GGAGAGACTCCAGTCATGTTTCCATGCTGAGTCATCGGTTGTTGTTAACGAGATATCGCGTCGGCGCAAACTACCTGAAAGGAACCCGACAGCCATACCATCGGGGTTTATCACCCCAACGTCAGCGTCAGGCTCAACCAACTTGACACGTTTAACCCTACGCACGTAACACCTATATCGAAAGAAATAGGCGTTATCGAGACGAGGGCGAGTCAACTTAAAAGGCACATGTATGCCCGCATCATCACTTTCGCTCGGAGGGACCCGAATATCTCGGACCCAAGAACGAAGCAAAAGTAAGGTGCGCTGTACAGAGATGCCTTGAAAAGAAGACCATCGTGCCAATCGGTTGATGCAGGAGTATACTTGCTGAGGGGTCTCAAGCGACCTGACATACACACCGCGGATATTATGTCCACGGTGATAGTCATGGCCACACGACTCCCTGAACGTGCCTGTATTGAACGATTTCCTAACGTTCACCTGAAACCCCAACTTTTCAAGCATCCTACAGAGAAAGTTATATGCTTCCTTACGGACGCATATATCGTCTCCAAAGACGCCAAAGTCGGTTCTAGGATCCCTAGCGGGTAACCCGACTAGGTCATACACGGCACGAACGGCACTCGCGAAGATGATTGTCTGCAAAGGAAACGTAAAACCGTTCCCCATAGTCGATATCATCCGTAGGTCCACAGCAGAGCCGTCTGGAAGGACGGCCTGTCTGGATGAGGTGCGCCATAACCAGGTTTTAATACCTGACGTCTGGATCGCCGCATTCAGCATGGACAGACTCATGCAATCGCTCGCTGATACAAGATCAATAGTTCCAATGGAACCGTCGATCGAGCCTTGGCGGGCTAATTCCCTGTTGTTGTCAGCCTGGTACTTCAAATCAATTCCGAAGTACCATTTTAGCCGATGCAACAGGAAAGCACTGATAGCCTTCTGGAATAACATCTCCAAGTTGGCCTCAGTACAGCATGTACGCGAGATTTCAGCGTTCTTCGCCGCAAAGAACAATTTACCTCCTCGCACACTAGTGAAGCCGAAGTCCTGGTATCTGCGCATCTCTGCGTCAGCCCAGAACCCAGTCTCAACTAGTGCGGCCCTATAGAGCGGAATGAGGTCTGGATTTACATATGAGATAGTAGACTCAAAGAGCTTACTAACCATATGCGTGGAGTCTGCCTTTTGAGCAGCTCCAGGACCCACATCCATATGCTCCCGGATAAAATCCAAATCAAAGGTATCCTGGCTCTCGTTAGGCTGTATACATGTATTCAGGTGGTTACAGAAGTAATCCCAAAAACATGATTCAGCCTCGTTACTCGGCGCAAAGTCGAAGGGGCCGGTTGGCAGACTGGCGTTCACCGCGATGAATTTCTTCAAAGCGGCATCGTCAGCATGCTTACTAACCCCCGAAGGACAAAGCTTCTTAAAGAAGCTGGCGCGGAGTTGAACTCTGGCAGCTTGAGCAAAATCCATATCACTATAGATATGGTTATCACTTTCGTCAGCCAGATCGAGATCCTCGAGGAGAGCAGAGTAAAGACTTGCGTAATCACGCATCGTGCCACCCTATTCAAAGTCAGAGGTTCCCTCCCTAAATTGAGAGGGTCAGCGTCTTCCTCGGTACTAAATGGTACCGGTGAGGACGGACGATCCGAGCGCATCACTGATCTGCGAAAGCAGACCGATGTGCGCAGAGATCATCGCTCTGACACTGAGAGGATCGGCAAGATCCGCGCCGGCAGGAATGTCGAGCGTGGATGTGATGATGCCGGTCTTATAACTCTGCCCTGCGAGGGGCAGCATTCCTTTCCGAGTGTTTACCTTGTAGGTGTTCATCGGGATAGAACGCAGGACACCAGTCACCGGATTCACGGGAGCCAAGGATTTCAACGCCTTGGGCCGGAACATAGCGAGGGTGAAAGGAGCAGCAACCGAGTGCGCAAGCACACCCGTTTGCGTGCCTCCGAGACCGGAAACGTAGTACTGCTTACCGTTCGTGTCAGGATTTGCATCCTGGGCGATTGTGTAAGTCGGCGACGTGAGACCGGTCTGGGTGGCCCCCGTAATGGGGGATGACGGAGCGAAAGCCATAATTGGCAACCTCAAGTTTACCGATGCGCGAAGCGCACCAGTGGTTACGGCTAGAAACTAGCCAAGGAACCCCGACGCTGGACGAGAACAGCAGCAAGCGCGGCAAGCTTCTTATCGAGATGTTCGTCACCAATAGGTAACGACCATACGATGGAGGGCCAACCGAGCGCGCTGGGAACCGTCCTGGTTAGGGTGGTACGTCTGATTTTCCAACTACCCATCTCAGTCCCGGCATACTGAAAACTTGTGTAACCGTAAGCGCGAGCAAGATTCTGGGAGTCGATGGCACTAAAAGTGCAAACTTTCTGCAACAAGTCGATCATTACGGTCGTCTTGTTGATCCAGTTTACAGAAGAAGTGTCAACGCCCACAGAAAACAGCACGTCGCTCACGTTACCAAAGTAATCAATAAGCCAGGACCAGGGCACTGCTTCCCAAAGCGCCGGAACGAACTTTTCAGGCTGGAAGCCGAGAAGTCCGATCAAGCGCTTATTTGAGCCGTAATCGGCTACAGGAGCAGTCCGAAGTCCAACAATGTACTGAACCCGCGCCTCTGAAGATTGTTCGATAAGAACATTACCGTAAATCTTCGAGTTGTAGGCTAATACCTTGCTGAACGACGGCGAAGCCGTGATGGTACTAGAGCCTCGACCCACTACGCGGGCACGAAGAACCGGGTTTAAATCCGGGTTTCCTTCCACCTCATAGCGGGCCAATGCCTCGGCGGCCTTCTTTGCATCAGAAATCAAAGGGGCCAAACCGAAAGCGTACTCTAGATATGTATCCGCGACAATTTTGGACATCTTCTCGCGTCTTGTACTTACTGAACCAGACAACCCTCGTTTGGAGGATTCCAAACGATTCAGGTGCCTATGGGTTAAAGCGAGTATAGATTTGAAGGGATGCCCGAACTGCCGTACTACATCGGAGAACTCAGCGAAGAAATTTAATCCTTGCCACTGAGTGGCTTGCTGGTCTATCTTACGATAGACTTGAGCAAGAGCTGTCGCGTCAGGTGAAGAAAAGGAACCAATATAAGATGGCGGATTAGTCAAAGGGAAATTGAACCCTTGGAACGCGTCCGTCATGGTTACCTTACTCCCACCCGTACCAGCAGAATAACTAAAAGAAACGTTACCCTGACGATACGTGTCAACACGATACCCTGAGAGAGAGTAGGCAGTACCGGCTGAAGAGCCGGCGCCAACCTGACTTCTCCAAAGGGGATTGGCTGCACCGGACTTAGTAGTAGCTAAAAGGAGAGTGGACCAATCACTAGCACTGTCCCATGGAACGGCAGAGCCGCTCCCGACAGTACGCGTTTGGCGCCACTGACCTCCAGCTATATACGAGTCCTTAGTAACCTTCGTGTATGACATAACTCCTCCTGTCGGAGATTACGACAGCGGACTACCACCATCACTTAGTAAGATGCGGCCTGAAGCCGTCCAACTTTGCTCGGATGATGGCCATCACGATAGCTTCCTTCTTACCCATTCCCGGGTTATTCCCGAGGATACGGACA